ATCCAATTTAGATATGTGCCTCCTTTATCTTTCTTATGCTCGATTGCCATAAAACCCTGTGGACGTCGGTCACCTCGTGCAAACATTGCGTAAACTTGCACTTTAGGATTATTAGCAAAATCAGCCCAATCTGTATACCAACCACGTTCTTTTGTAAATGATTTTAATTTTGAAGCATCTACTTTTACAATAGTAGTTTCAACTTGTGCGCCTGTTTCACTGTTTATTAATCCATGTATTCCTCTATTTATTATACCATTTTTTGCTTCATTTTGCAACTCATATGTTGCCTGATATTCAGTCTCATTTTGATTAATTATCGTTCGCCAGCGATAGAATGCTCTGTTATTTTCTAAACTAAATATTTCATATTCTTTCATTCTTCTGCGCCATCGTTTACGCAACCTGCTTGCCTCTTTACTATAACCCGCTTCTCTTAATAAACGCTCTTCGCTTTTCATTTGCCTGATACTATTTTCATATTGCCTTTGTTTTTGATCAACCGCATATTCTCGCTTGATTTCTTCTAATGTATAATCTTGCGGAGGTTTAGAGCCTTTTTGATAAGGTACTAAACGGTGCCGGCAATTATAACCGTTAATTATACTATTACCTTCATTTAATTTTAAAACATCTGGCAAGTATGTGTAAGATATGCTGTCTATAGTTCCGTTTTTTTTGTCGGGGTTTATACTATATAGCTTGCCTTGATGAGGCGCACAGCGTGGGCTAGCGTCTGGATGTGATGAAGCCCACACAAATTCAACATCAGCATCAATAAACTTCTGTAAATCATTCATGTTACTTTCGTATCTAATTGACATTTCAGCACGATTTCGCAAACTCATCGTATAAACATAACCTTTGCGTTTATCGGTTTCTTTAACTTTTATTACTTTTGGCGGCTCAGCAGCTAGGGCTTTAAGCGCAACCTTAAGCAACTTATCATAATCATTGACAACTGCTAATCCTTTGCTTGTTTGTGTTAAGACGCTTCTAAAAGTATTTATACTTTTCTTTCCAAGTTCAGCATTTAACATATTTTTAAAATCAATTGTAAATATATCTTCTTTAAACTTATTAACTTGGTTTTTAAGATTTTGATTTAATATTGTTAATGTTTGTGATAATTGATAATGCCATTTCCTAGTCGCGATAACTAACGCCTTTCGTGTTTCTTCTCTTAATTGAATGTTGTCAATTTGTTTGCAAAAACTACCTATTGTATCATTCAAGAGCTTAGTAAGTTCTTCGCTATCTTTTCCTTCCATAATTCCAATAGTAAGTGTTTCTTTGATTTTTTGTGATGCTGTTTGCACCAAAATAACTGCTTTTTGTGCTACATTCTGCTTTGGAGATTTCAATTCTAATAAAGCATTCATTTTTAATTATCTCTATTTTCAATTATATCTTCTAAAACCTTATGTACTTTTGTTTCTTTTTTGCTCGTGTTATCATTCTTGCGGTTTTTATTGTTATTATCTTCTTCATTATTAACATCATCTTCTTCAAATCCTGTTAATTCTGGTAGATTCGCCGGGTTATCAAGACTCATTCCGTTTTCATATCGAATAATATTTACTTCATTATCGATTTGATAATCACTCCAATTTTTATGTATATTTCTTAAAGCTGTATAAGTAGAGGCAACACCCACTTGTTTTGCTCCACCCCAAACATTTATTAAGTCCTTTTGTTTAGGTATTATATAATCATTAAACTTGACATTAATATCACAATTTTTAAAATTAACATCTATTTTAGGTATATCTTCTTGATTTATTGGCAGTTCCGTTTGCATCCAATAATTTAATGACAACATTTGCAAAAGTATCTTTTCTAATTCAGGTTGCCATATTTCTAATTTTCCCGCTCTTGTTTCAAGCGTCGCTTTGTTTCTTTCTTCTTGGCTATCTGCACTCGAACTTACGCTTTCGATTCCAGTAATTCCAATCGAAACAGGTGAATACCCAGCATTGTTAAGAATTGTTGTGACTGCTATTCGCCATTTTGAATGTAGGCTTTCTTGTTTATCTGCAATTGTACTTGTAATAATTTCATTTTTTGCATTTTGATCCGGATCACCATCAACTTTTAAATAGTTAGTCGCAAATGGATCAAACTTAGTTATATCTGCGTTCTCATCGTTTTCATCGTGCAAATATAAAATCATTGTACTTGGTATCATTCGCTTTGATTTATTATTTCTTATCTCAGCAAATATCTCGCTTACCGTTTCATCAAGACCATCAAAGAATGTTGAATTATTAGCATAATCACTCGCACCATATGGACTTTCTGGAAATTCATTATTTGGTAATTTATTAGGTATTTCAAAAGCTAGCATACCCTTTATGCCATTAAAAACAATCTCTTCATTTAATTCAGCTGTTTCTGGCAACTTTGTTAATGGCACTTCTACCTCAATGCCAGCTGCTTTTATTTCGTATAATTTGTTTATGATAAGAGCATTGCCATCATCAGTTGTTGTATAAATCTCTTTATGTCTAAATATAACTTCATTGCCTTTACCAAAATAATCATTTTTAAAAATAATTGCTGTTGTTATACCTCGTTCTTTAATTATTTCTGCTTGCCTAATATCAGTTGTTTCTAAAATCGGGTATATTGATATTCGCAAATCATAACCCAGTTTAAAGAAAGCATGCCCGCACCAACTCGAATTAACAGCTGCAGTTGAGATATTTTTATTAAAGTTTGTTTTATCTTTCAAAATTTCAATAATTGACAATACCTCGCTTGATTTGTCTTCGTCTGGTATATCAGTCATTTCGCCGGTTTCATGTTCTTTGTAAATAACAACTTCGTTCATAATTCCACCACCGAATAAGATTGTCGCATTCTTTTTAGCTATCAAAGCTGGTAACCCTGAATGAACTTTAGGATAATTTATTGGAGCGTTGCTCCAAAAATAATTTATCTCGCCTTTGTAATAATTGTTAATAAATGTTGTCCTTAACAATCTTGGGTTTCCAGAAAACCACGCTAGATTTTCCAAAATATTTAATGAAAAATCTTGTTCTTTGTTATATTGAACTATTTGTTTTTCGTAAATAGGATTATATTTAATCCCTTTAGCATTTAGCATGTTTAAATCCTCCTGCAATCTTGATAATCTTTTTTCGGTTTTAATTTCTTTTCTTCGGCTTCTATATCGTTGCCACCAATTTGTTTTTTTTTCTTGATAAACCATTCCATTTATTATTCTTCTTGTCATTTTAAACTCCTTTAATTAAGCAACAAGTCTTTTAATATTTTTTCTTCCAGCTTGCAAAATTGCGTGCATATGTCTAGTTAATAGGTATTCTCCGCTATCAATTATGTCATTATGTTTCAAGTTTTTATCTTCTCGCAGTTCATTTATATTTTCGCTATATTTCGCAACCCGAAAAGCGTCATATATTTCTTTGCCCGCTGCAGTATTATTAAACTCAACTAAATCATGACTTAACATAATAATCATTAAATCTACTCGCTGTTTGATTGTTGCTTTATAGCTTTCGATAACTTCTAATCGTGGAAATATTGGCTTTAATATCGTTCGCAAATCACTAATATAATTTAATTCCGCACTATCGATTGATACATATCTCAAATTAAGTTTATCGTAATAAGGTTTTATAAAAGCAATCAAATTCTCTGTTTTCTTTTTGTAACCACATTGTTCGAATGAATAATTATCAAGAAAACCAGTTTTAGAAAAATCATACTTAAATCCGCCTAGCGTAAAAGAATTAAACGCTCTAGTTGCTCCTATATCAACACCTATTCCAAAATGATTATAATCTCTAAAATCTAAATCTTTAATATGCCGATCTGGACTCATATAATCTAGATAAATCATCTTGCCGTGTGAACCGCGTAAACCTAATATTTTAATTGTATGATAATAACTACCTACCGGGTATGTTGCTGTCATTCGTGATATTTTTATTTCATTCATTGATGGATTATCTCTCATCGTGAAATGTATATAATACCATCCTTTTTCCTTTTTTGCCTTTACCATTTCTGCTAATATTTCAGCTGGAGGATTAAACAAAGGATT